AGTCAATGACTCTACCTAGGTTTTACTATCAAAGCTATCTTATTTGGAGTTACAAATCTCCAACCCATAGGCCAGTAATTGTCATAGACTTCACCATAGTACTCAAAGAGTTTATGGGATGGTACATATATACCATTACGTCTTACTGGTAAATCACCAAATTCTTTTAATCCTGTATAGAGATCACAATCTCTAGGGATATTAGTCATATCACCTAGCATTACATAGTTCAAATATATAGGGTATGTAGCAGGATTTCTATAGACAAAATTCTTATGATCAGAATACTCGTCTACATAATAAGTCTTTATAAAGTCTACATCTATTTGGTAACCTAATAGTTTAGTTAACTCATCTAATCTATTAAGCATAAATGTACCAGTTCTATACTCATTCTCTGCTTCACATTTATCAACCAATCTATTCTGGAAATGTAATTGGTATATATCTAGAGCCTGTTCACAGTGAGATAACTCATGTAAAGTAATTTCAGTAACTCTAGTTATATACCGTTCTATAGTATCTTCATCTTCACCATATTTGAATATGGTTGGTAAACTTACACTAATCTTACCAAATACAGATGTATTTGCATATGCATCTGGATCTTCTCGTAATGGAGCATCTAGAACATGTAATGTAGTGTATGGGTGGGATGGATTAATAATCCCGTTGTACTTAAGATAAACTTTAATAGCAGCTTTCCTCATTAATCTAGAGGCCACTTCATAAGAAATACGCATAATATCTATCACCTCAACATTATGATATATAACCAAAATAACCCTTAAAGGAGGCAAATAGGCATGGCATATAATAGAATGACAGACGTCATTAATAAGATCGAACGACGTCTAGGTACAAAGCCATTAGGATTACCACCTGAATTAGCTAAAGATAAATGGGCTAGTGAAGTAATCATTCCAGATACACTATCTACGTTTAGTAGATATTTCCCTCATATGATTAGAGTCTTGTTGACTAAAGATGATCAACGTGGAGACTATTATCTTCTTGATAGACATATCCCAGAGAATTATGAAATTCTTGGTGTTAAAGATCTTATGTGGGAAGACTTGGATACTACAAGAACTGGTGTACAGCAATATGGTACATACGTTATGTCAGCTAAAGCATTAAGCTTTGATGATATGATGCTATCTCAACAATATTCAAATATTGCATCATTGTTTAATAATAACGTATACGTTGAATACATTCCGCCTAATATGGTTCGTGTAACTATGAATATGGCAGGGCAAGTATCTAATATCCTAGACCAAATGACTCTAGGTGTATTTGTTAAGCACCCATCTAACCTAATGACTATTGAACCAACTAAGATGGAAACATTTGAACGATTGGCTACAGCTGATGTAGCAACTTGGCTATTTGAATACTTAAAACACTTTGATGGTATTGAAACTGTATTTGCTAATATCGATCTTAAGTTATCTTCCCTTGAACAGCAAGCATCAAGACGTGAAGAGATCGTACAGTTCTTACAAGAGAACTATGTCAATCCAGCAAATGGTAATCAGCCAATCATGTACACAGTATAATAGAAAAAATCCCACTATGAGGAATTTCCTCATAGTGGATATTTCTTTGTTTATAATGAAATATTATTAGTTCCAAGTAAACCAGTTGTACCCATATACTTAGCCATAGTACTAGCATGTAATAATGGATTATATGTAGATAAGAATCTTTTAAATCCTTTAATGCGGTTTATAGTTACATTGAATGAATCTTCTGAAGACTCATTGAATACAAAACTTACACCAGCATAGAATGAACCAGTTTTCTTATTATCAATTACCACAGGTACACAGTATAATGATGCACCTCGATAGTCTTTCATAAGCATAGGTCTTACTGTATTAGAATTACATCTTAAGTCATAAGATACTCCATCTTTACCACGTACGTAGTCAAATGGTGAACCCTCTGCATTTACATCACAGACTTCAAGAATTGTATCTATTAACTCACAGAATTCATCATAGTTTTCCCAAGTCAAATCTATAGATACATTACTATTACCACGTTGAGTCAAAGACATATAATACTTATACCTAAGATTTGTAGTTATCTTATTACCACTATTAACTATAGTATACTCATTGTGTAATGGACTAAACTTAGTATTACCGTTTCTTAGTGTAGTCGTATTGAATGCTACAGTAATCTTCATAATCAGATTATTACCGAAATCAAATACTTCCTCGCTTATCTTAGTATATGATTCAAAATTTTCCATAGTGCTTCCTCCAAGAAAAATTAACCGTCATAAGATAGTTAAAGTCCTTGTAGAAGACAAAAAATAAAGACGGGATTGGTTACCCGTCTTTATTCCTAGTGATTATGCAGAAGCTTCAGCAGATTCTGTTTCTGTTGTAGCTGGTGCTTCTTTTTTGGTTTCTTGTTTTGTAATAGTTGATTTAGATGCTTTAGGCAACTCCAATTTAATATTGAAGCGATCACCTGCATCATTTAAACCTTGCAATACAAGAACACCGTTCTTAAGATCGGACTCCTTCTTATTAAAGAAGAAGCGTTGATCTTTACCCAAGCTATCTGCTTGAGTCTTGATGCGTTTGAATGCATCTTTGTCTACAGATTTGACCAATACATCAACGATGTCTTTTTTAATGGACTTCAAATTAATCAGCTTATTTAATTTATTATAAGCTTTTGTTGTATCAGTCGCTGTAGTCTTTTGTTGTTTGGCTTCGCCATTATTGTTAGTTTTAGATTTCTTAGCTACTACAATTTTGGTTTCACCACAGACATCTAGTAATCTACTGATGTCCTCGTCTTTTACAACACCGTACTTGTCAGTACGTTTGTTGTAGAACGCTGAAAGATATTTTACTAGTAAATCTTTAATCACTAGCAATTTATCTTTTTTAGGTTTTGTAGACAACGCACCCATAATGTAGAATGCATTACCAATATCGTGGATATTAGTAAGACGTTCTTTTTTGATGTTTTTGAATATTTCCTTCGCAAGTTCTTTTGTAACTATCTTTTTCATTAAGACTTTGCAAGTCTTTTGATAGTGAGCATCAGAATTGATCATAAGCTCACTGATAGTTAATCCTGTCATAAGGGAAATGTCAGCAACATCGAAACGGGAAGCGGAATTTACAAAATTAATAGTTCTCATGGTAGTTTCCTCCTTGTGGAAATTAAATATAAATAAATACATAATCACTATTACCAATATAGTATACAACTGAAAATATCTTAGATAACAAAAATCCGATATAGGCAATGCCTATATCGGAATCATTTATTTATCTTTATCTTTCTTATATACGCTATTTATATCGAATGTATCTCGATAGTCTATAAACATACGATTTGCTTCATATTGAGCTTTGACATTCTCACGAATCAACTCAAGTTCTTCAGCTTTATTATTCAATGTATTAAAATCTAGTTGGATTTCTTTACAATCTGAAGCATATTTCTTAAATATAGGTTTCTTAGCTCTATAATACTGTCTAGTAGATGTAAATCCTGTATCTACAAACTCAATATAATCAGTATCATCGTTTCTAGTTCTACCTAGTGTTTGTCTAGCTAGTACTTCAGACTTAAATGGTTCATTTAAGACAAATGTAGCCTTAAGACCACGTATATCTAAAGCTGCACCAGCAGATTTAGTTGTAGAGAGAATAATAGTCTTAGATAAAGCTATTTGTTTCTCTGCTTGTGTGTATGTTGATGTGAATATACCCACGTCGCCACGATACTCTGGATAGTTCGCTTCTATCCAGACTTTAATCTCTTCTATAGCTTGGTTAGTTCCAATATAGACTAAGACTTTACCGCCTATACGAAGAATCTTATCCATCATAACAAGCATAATCTTTCTAAACTCTTCAGTATTAACTAATGAGTTCATATACTTATTACGGTCTAGACCATACATGTAATTATAACAGTTAGCTCTCATTTGTGGGGTTGGTCTGCTATTGTATAGTATAGCATGATATCTTGTATGTGGGTCATTATCTGCATCAAACAAGTCTATCTTAGGTACATTCTTAAAGTACAGTTTATAGATAGTATTTTCATCACTATTGCTCCGTATAGGAGTAGCAGTAAGATATAAAGTCTTCTTTGTATTTGTAGCATAGTCTATATTAGCAATATTCTCAAAGTTAAGATGTGCTTCATCGAATACTTTCATATATACATTAAGCTTCTTGAATAGTTCACCAATAGAATCCCATCCAAATCGTTCACCAAAGTTCTTTAGTGTAGAATGGGTTACCATGAATGCTTTATACTTAGATAAATCAGTAAATCCTTTAAGAATCTTGTGTATAGCAGCTGCACCAGTGATTATCAGTACCTCCCTAATGTCGGTATTGGTATATTCGGCTACACAGTTTTGCCACTGTTCTAACCATGCCTTATTTGAGGCAATTACGCATATCTTTACATTCCAATATGCCATAGCTGCTATAGTTACATAGGTTTTACCAGCACCAGTATTTAAGTTTACTGATAACTGAGTCCTATTACTATTAGCCATGTATTCACCCTTAGCTAGAATAAATCTTAAAGCCTCTTTTTGTACATCATCTCTAGGCATATACTTAATAGTGGTCATAGTAGTCTGCTCATATGGATCACTATTGTACTCACGTTCCATTTCTACACCTAAAGTTCTAGCTATAAATCCTGTATCAACCCCTCTAGGGAGATACATAAGTTTCTTCTCTTCATCAAATCTAACTCCTACGTATTTATATGTATGAGTCAAAGGATCGAAGATAGTAAAGTACTTTTCTAATCCAGGCACTTTACCTGGAGTATAATCAGTAACTACTATACAGGTATTTCGTATTATAGCTCTCATAATACCTCCTTTAAAGAGAATACAGTATGGGAATAGCTCCCATACTGTATAGTTTCTTTAGTCTTCAACTTTAACAAACATGCTCTTGACTTCTTTCTTAGTATCATCTATAGATAAGTCTCTAGCCTCTTGGTTTAAGAACTCTTGAGGATTAAGCATGTAATAGTAATCTATGGAAGATGGAGTTTCTTTTAAGAATGTATTAGGGTTCTTCAATGTGTCCTTAATACGTTCATATGCTAATGAGATAATCAAGGATGGATTTTCTCTCAATGCTGTACTTAATGCAAGTAATTGATACTTGGCTTCAGGATAAGACCAATCAGGTTTACCCATAATATCATCAGCTGCTCTAACTAAGTTAGCAATGATAACTTCAGTATGCACGCTCATTACATTAAGACCACCCTCGATGATGGTAGCATTAAACTTAGTAATGATTTCAGGTAATGTAAACTTAGGAGTTATGCTTGCAATATTGATAATACGTTGAGCTTGTTCCATTGTTTTAGCTAATTCATTGTTTTGAATACGCATAAAGAATAATGGAGTCTCTTCATTCAATAATGGTTTAGCATTCTTCTTAGCCACATGTAATCGTACATCGAAATATTCACTATCATCATCAGGTATACTAGAGTTAACCATTCTACCAAAGATATCACCAAGATAGAACTTAGATACATGGTCTATATCAATTTCTTCACCACCATCTTCATCGATGATCATAAACTTATCGATATATTCATTTAAGATATCAGTATCTTCACGTTCTTCACGGATAGAATCATATTCTTCATCTGTAGTATCTTCAGAGATACTATCTTTATAGATACGAATCTTGACTTTAGATAAATCTACTTCTTCTTTAGGGAGAATACGATTATCAAAGATAGTAAAGTACTTTTGGAACTTAGCAGGCCATTCAATAGTTTGAAGCTTAACTTCAAGAAGATGCTTAGCTGATAATAGTACTTGAGTAAACTCTCTACTGATAAGCTCTGCAGCGAATTTACCAATATTGATATTATTATTAGTATGAGCTAACTTACCATAGCAACGATAGCAAATACCATGACCATGTACAGCAGATGCACATGTAGCTGGGCTATATAGATATACAGTCTTACCTTTGAGGTCTTTCCAGCTATCTTCAGTAATAAGTACATCAAAACCCTTAGGGTCTAAACGACACCATCTGTCTATATATTTATCAAAGAAGACTTTATTATCAAACGTAATAGGAATTAAGTTTTGAGTATCACATTTGAAGTTCTTGTCTTCATGGAGATAGCTTTCTTGAGCTAATAGACCAAGAAGACGTGCAAAGTAACCTGCATCACCAACGTTATCTTTAGCTAAGATTTGTGCAATACGTCCACCAGCAGATTCAATGAAATAGGATACATTATTATTTACACCACCAGTAATAAAGCTATTGGATATAATGTATGGATATACACCACCCTCACCATCTGGCTTAGCACCAATGAATCCCATAAACTCTCTAAGCTGTTTAAGGTTGATAGTTTCTTTTGCTCTAAAAGCATTAGCATAGATATGATCATATCCAATATACTTCTTAGAGTTCTTTACATAATCCTGAATCTTATCAATCAACTTATTACCATAAGACTTAGATTCAGATAAAGTTACTTCATCTAAGTTAGGATAGATAAGGTCTCTATATTCAGGAATATTCTTAAGCATCATAACTTCATCATGTAAGTTTACGCTATTAACGAAGAATGGTGCAAATTGGTCCACGAAACTAATATTGAATATCATATCCGCAATAGCTTGATTCAAAGTCTTCAATGGGATAATCTCTCTATATGGACCAATGATAAGTTTATTAATATAGCTTTCGATAGCTCTACCAGGGATGCAGTTATCGAAGAATAAGTGTTCTGGCTTAATAGTATCACCGACTTTAACGATGATATTCCAGAAGATCATATTAATCATATAGTGTGCGAATGTGAGTTTAATAACTTTACCACCAATCCGTACACCAATCTTTTTAGTTCTCACTAATTCAGATTCAATCATATCTTTCAAGATATTTAGAATGCTTTGGTAGTGAGATTCCCAATTATATATATTAATCTTTTCTACGTCTATAACTATATCTTTACCTAAGACATAGTCAGCATAGATACCGTAATTAGCTAGGTTATTCATAAACGCTCCTCCTTATAAAATAAACCATGTATATTACTACTACTATAATATACATTTATATGTCCGGAACGTTGTTGATTTTTATAGGTAAAATACCCACTATAGAGCAGTGCCCTATAGTGGATACTTTGTGATTATTTTTTATTAGGTAATGCTTTAACTTTGGATGCGGATTTGATGAATTCACGTTGACCAACTTTAGCAAGTTTAACTGCTGCATTGTGGTATTTTTGAACAATCTTAGCAATAAGTTGACGTTCTTTAACACGGTTAAGAACCAATTTAGTCCACAATGGATCTTTTTTGTCTTTAGCCAATTGATAAGCAGCAATTTTTACACGGCGAGCCATATCATCTTGACGGGACAAACGAACCATAGTCTTTTTGTTAAGAACTGCTTTTTCCAATAAAGCTTCAGCTTCAGCGGATTCAACGAATTCTTTACGAGCTTCGTCATCCAATTTAGCAAGCTCAGTGTACAAATAAGATGCTGCAGTAGCTTCAACTACGCTTTGTGCTGTATCTTCAAGTACAGGAGCGTCTTCTAACATAATGTCGTCATCAAAAAACATGAGATAATCCTCCTTAATATTAAGAATTGATTTAAAAGAAAAATATTTTTCTTGGATTTATATGGTTTTGGTAACCACGATTACTGTATTGTTATAGCTATAGCTAACAATCTGGTTTAAAAATACAAAAATACATAGCTTAAAACACCAAACTAACCAGGAGGTATGAGCTATGAAACTAGATTTGAATGTGATTAAGAAATACAAAGAAGAAATGACTACGTTATTACGTATGCAGTTCCCGACACTGACTATAGACGAAATACAGTTCTTTATTGAAGATGCTATTGAACGGAAGTTTAATAATCCAGATGTACGTATAGATAATAACTATAAAGATATTGTAGTTGACTTACAGTTAACTGATTTAGTTAATAAGATAGAGACTGATAAACCTATCTTAGTTCCTAATGGGTGTTTGTTTAAACAACACGAAGAAGGCTTTACACCATTCTACAGACTATTAGAGTCTTATGTAACTAAACGTAAAGCTTATAAGAAGAAGATGTTTGAATATCCTAAGGGTTCAGATGAATTCAATAAGTATAACCTATTACAGTTATTAGCTAAACGTGATGGTAATGCTACATATGGCGATATTGGTTCACCAGCATCAGCATCATATAACTTATACGTTGCGGTTGGGACTACAGCTACAGGTCGTATGCTTATTACTCATGCTATTAGTCTATTTGAACAAATCTTCACTAATAATCTTAAGTTCCAGAATATAGATGAAACTGTAGTATTCTTGAATAGAATTATTAAAGAACCATCTCATATCTATAGTAGAGAATTAGGATTGTCTAGAGATATACCTATAGAAGAAGTCTATAAGAAAGTTATAGAATCTTGTGGTGTATGGGTTAATGATACAGAAGAGCATTTCAGTAAGTATAGTGATATCATTTGGAATATCTTGATGTATCAATCTCAAGAAGTGCTTAATAAGATATACTATAAGAATAACTTATATAGACTTGTAGTTGATTCATCTCATGTACAAGACTTAGTTAAGAATATCTTTAGTGGTATTAACGAACCATTTATGAATCCTAATGAACCACCAGAGAATATAGTCGAAAGTCTAAATAAGCTTACAACTATATTTATGGAATGGTGTTATATGAGATACATTGTATCTGATAAGTTTGAAAGATGCTCTACAATGACTAGGGATATCGTATTGCTTACAGATACAGATTCTTCTGTAATTAGTACAGATAAATGGATTCATCTTGTAGATAATATCTTAGTAGACCATGATTGTACATTGGTTAATGACCTTAAGGAAGTTGTATCTAAAGAGAGAAAAGAGTTATACAACTTCTATACTGATGAAATCGAAGAGGTCGAAGAAGAGACTAAAATCACTGAGGGTTATGATGCAGTGCGTATTTCTAGTGTAAATATCTTATGCTATATCGTAAGTAAGATTCTTAAATCTCATTTCCATCTTATTGCTGAGCAATATAATACTTTGACACCATATAAGGTATGTCTTATTGACATGAAGAATGAGTTCTTATTTAAACGTGCATTACTTACACCAGCTAAGAAGAACTACGCTACAATCCAAGAGCTTCAAGAGGGTAATATAGTACCTAAGAATAAGCAAATGGATATCAAGGGTCTTCCAATCAATAAGTCTGTATTTAAAGACAGTATTAAAGATGAGCTTCAAGGAATACTTAGAGAGAAAGTATTGCTTAAGCCTGAAGTAGACCAATTAGAAGTTATTGGTTTATTAGCTAAGATTGAAAAGAATATCCATGATAGTATTAAGTCTGGAGAGAAAGACTATTACAAACCAGTATCTGTAAAATCTATATCTTCATATGCAGACCCTATGAGAATACAAGGTATTAAAGCAGCTATTGCTTATAATGAAGCTATTCGTGATGAGGGTACTGAACCAATAGATTTAGATAGCAGAAACTATTTAGAGATACTTAAAGTTAATATTAGAGAGAAAAACATTGGTGAATTACAGCAGTCTAATCCTGCGGTATATGAAAGACTTATTAAGTTCTTTGATAATAATAGAGCAACGTATAAGGGAGAGATACTTGCCGTTGCAGTACCAGCAGATGAACACTTACCAAGCTGGGTATTAGACTATGCTGATTATTTTGAAATCATCAATACCAATATCAAGAACTTCCCATTAGAGTCTATTGGTATAACTAGATTCGAAAAGGAAAATGTAAACTATACTAATATTATAACTATTTAAAGGAACTGTGTTGTATGGCAAATTTATCTAGAATAGACGATTTGATATATTTCATTGCAGACTGTGGCAAGTTTGAATACGCTCAGACTATAAATGAGGGATGGAAAGCTTGTAAAGATGACAAGTTTGATAAACTTGAGTATCTTATGAGTGTATATCAATCAGCTAAAACATCTGCTTGGTTTAAAAACCAACGATATTCTGCAAAAGTGACGTTTGTTGGGTTATTCCGTAATTTTATGAATATACTAGACCCTAGAAGTAAAGAGTTTGAAGAAATCAATAAAGAATACTTCAAAGCTATTAACGTACAAAAGACTACTATTACACAAATTAATGGATTACTCAACGGTAATAAACGTAAAAGAATGTAAAATATACCCAGTATAGTCAATGACTATACTGGGATATCTTTTGCTAAAATTTAGGGTCAGTAAGTACATCACCATCTAATGTCATAGTTAAAGAGAACAATGCTTGAATACATTCGTTAGTATTAGCTATTACTGCTTTACAACCTAAGTCAATAAAATGGACATTAGACTCTAGTTGCTTTTTAAGTTCAGCATTAGCTTCATCTGTGAATATGCCTTTGATGGTTACCATATCACCATCATAGTCACCACCAATAGATTCCAAATAAGCATTACAGATATTCATTGTATCAATAAACTTATTTGCAGTATTAGTACCGATATATTCATCACGAATCTTAGGATAGTTCTTATAGAACTTACCATCAAATTCTATACTTTCAGTTTCAATAGTAGATGATAATTTACATTTAGTAGAGAACTGGTTATAGAATGTATCGATAGGGAAACGTGATATAAGAATCATTTTATCTTTTATAGCTTCTGTAGCAGCCATAAAGATTACATCACACCAAGTTAGTTTACGTTGAAGTTCTTTTGCTACACCAGAATCTTTATCTTCAGCAATATCTTCTACACGTTTAAACCGTGCTTTAAATTTCATGTATAAAGTTTTACCCTTATAGCCAATACGTTCCATCTCTTTAGGACTAATAGGTGCTTCTATTGGTCTAAATCTATCAGAATAACCATGAATGAAACGGTCTAGCTCTTTCTTAAGAACTAAATCATTGAAATAAGTTTGCCAATCATCTATTCTAGGATATAAGACTTCACCCTTGGAACCAATACATTCGTATACTGTACGTCCAGCAAATTGCTCTTCAAAGAATCTTCTCATATGGAATAATACAAATGGGAAGAAGTTAGCAGCAGCTGAAGTCATTGGTAATACTGAGTATTCTAGATCGGCTTCTATATCTTCAAGATTTTCGACTTTAAGATTTGGAGAAGACATAACTAAACGTGTAGCATAGTCTGTAGTCTTACTAATATTAGTACGACGTAATACACCAAACTTACCAGGAATACCACCATTAGGATTAGATTCTGTACCAGAGCCAAACCAGTTATAGACTTCTAATAGTAAATCTTGTATACGTCCCTTATTAGCATCACCGATATTAATACCATAGTATTTAGATTCTTCTAAAGACTTAGCTGATACTAATACGTTTTGGTATAGCTTATTAATATCACCAACTGAGACTTTACCGCCATCACTTTTAACGTCACGATAGTATGGTGGAATGATTAATAGTTTAGTAATGAAGAAGTTCTTACGGTTACGTTCCAAGAACTTGATAAAACGACTACGTTTAGTAGAACCAGTTTCTCTAAACTTAACTTTGTCTATATTCTTATATAGGAAGTCTAAACCAGTTTCACCATTCTCATCTTCAACAAATTGACCATCCGAATCTATTTTAAAGAACTTAGTGCCTTTGACAATTTCTTTTAGTTTACGGTCAATCTTACCCCAAATCTTGTATACTAATGGCGCTAAGAATCTACCATGTAAATCAATATATGCAAATGTACCAGCACGTGTTTGTTTAGTAATACCAAAGATGATATTAGATAGCAATCCATCATCAGTTGGATTACCATTCACATCAAAAAATATAGGATTCGTTATAGGTTGTAGATTATTCTTCTTGACGAAGTCATCCATATCTAATAAAGAGACCTCTAAATGATCTCCTCTAAGTTTATCTGCCATATTTTTATAACCTCCGTAGTTATTAATATGTAGAAATCCCATAGTCCTATATGTGGACTATGGGAATTTACACATCTAAACTCTACTGAAAACCATTTGTATTTCAGTTGGCTTATGACATACACAGGAAATTGCAATATTCGTGTTATGGCGATTTATTACCTTCCCATTGTAATCTGTTTCAATGCTTTTAAACGCATCAATATTTGATTTATTACCAAATATAGTAACTGCTACACTATCTTCACATAAGTCAGACTTGACAATTTTATTACCAAGACACCCATATGGTGCTAGCATAAAGTATAAGATATTATTCTCGGTAAATAGACGACAAAATGTAGATAATGCATCTGTTTCTCCCATAATAAATTTAGATGAAAACTCTAGTAAGTCCATTTATGTCTCCGAAAATATCAATTAAAAATAGAATCATAGACAGCTAGTTCAGCATGTCTAATATGACACTGTTGATGGTGTCTCTTATTGTAGTATTTATCTCTTCCAATAGCTTTATATGAACAGCATTCTTTACACATTTGATTTGTACATACTGCACATTCACTTTTAGATCTATCATAGATATAGTTAGCTTCGAAAGAGTTATATAGTTCAGGTATACGATTATACTCTAATAGATCGGCTTCTACATCATCAGCATAGATACCCTCATAGATAGCACAGCAGGTAGATATCTTACCATCCGAAGTGACTACAAGCATATTACCATAGTTACATATGACAGTTGGATCTTGTTTGCTATAGTAATCATGTAGATTATACAAATCAATATCAGTATCTTTTACATAGTTAAGTGTATCAGTAAGACTCTTTCTAAAAGTATCCACAACTAGTGGAATGGTATAAGAATTATAATTACGTATAAAGTAGTATTCAATATTCTTATATCCTAATTTGTATAGAGCATCGAAAGTCTCTTTCATATTATACACTTTCTCTGTAATAGCATATCTAATAATGATATCATTAGCAAATCCAGATTCACTTAGTTTCTTAAGAGTGTCTAATGTATTAGATGGATTATTACCCTTAAGTCTTCTATATGAATCTTCGCCATCATATGATACACTAATAGTTCTATTCTCACCCTGAGTTACTATTAAGAAATCTCTTATAATCTCAAAGTTAGTACCGTTACTGTATAGTCGCCAATCTATTGTAGTGTTTTTATACCTAGTGATTCTCTTTAAGACTCTTATAGCCTTCATAACTAATGGCAATCTATCAAGGGTAAATAATTCTCCAGAGTTCAGTCCTATAGTTAGCTTATCTGAAATATTAATATTCTTAAGCATCTCTAATAGGTCATCCCATCTGGAGAATCTTTCACCACTATTAGTATCACCATATAAGAAGCAATAGCTACAAGCCATATTACAGTCTTTATTTAGAATCAATTCTAAGTTTGATAGAGTAAAATCATCTAAAGTATTAATTGCTTTCTTAGGTATAGTATACATTAGATGAGACCTTCTTCCATCATTTGCTCATTAAGATCATCAGCTTCGTCTCTAGTTAGTCCTTCGAAACCAGGGATATGGTGACCATTTTCTCTGGCTATATCCATCTCTAGTAGCTGTCTACTAGTGTATTTATTCTTATTAAAGCTTTGCTTTTTAGCTTTGGCTTTAATATCATCTTCTTTTTGTTTCTTCTTAGCAGCTACACGTTCTTGGTACTTAAAGTATCGTAGGGCTACCATATACCATACAGGAGCATTCATAATCTCCATGATAGTTATTCGCCCACGATACTCATAAGATAACCTATTGACTTGGTCTAGGAGTTCAAAACTTGTACTAGCCGATGTCGTATAAAAACCAATTGTTGAGCTGGAGCCTCAGCAGCTTGGATTTCATCACCACATTCAGGGCATGTAGCTGATGGCATTTGGTAAGAGATATTAATAGATTCAGCATATCTATCAGCATATTCACCAATACGGTCACTGATATCGTTTAAGTCAATATCACTTAATGTATTGAAGATTTTGTATAGAGAAGCAATACGATATTTGTATGTCTTAACTACATCATTCTTATCTGTGCGGAAAGCAATAGGAATCAATGCTTGTTTTTCTTCATCAATACGATATAAGGATTTAATAGTAGCAGCCATACCAACGAAAGTATCATACTTTTCAGTCATAGCTTTATCTACAAAGTTGATTTCAAATAGAATATTGTATAATGTGATAGGGCCTACACCAATAGCATATTTATCAGAGACTTCCATTAAGTCTTCTTCTAAAGTACAATCTACTGATGGGTCTTTTTGGTAAAGCTTATCGAATAGCTCTTTATCTTTATCAGAACCGAATTTAACCATTTCCATGATTTCACGTTTTTCTGCAAAGATATTATCACACTTAGTATTTTGGCATTGGAAGCCAATGATATTAGCATTTTGGAAGCATGCTTTATATACAGCGAAGTATAAGTGGTCAATATCAGCATAGTGAATTTTCTTACACCAGTTTTCAAAAGACCCAGCATTACATTTAGGATGCAAGTGTTTCCAAATCAATTCAAATTGAGCACGTGCAGCTTCAACGTTATTACGTCCTTCTTCTGTATTAATTAAGTTTTGGATTTCAATAGCAGATAGTGGAGAAACAGATACAGAAATACCAGTATAAGGTAATACCCAAGTGTAATATGGAGTTTCTTCAGCTTGTTTACTTAAGATATTACTTGCTGGCATAGTAGATTTAAGAATCTTGAATTTAGATAAATCAGTTTTTGCTTTATTAGGAACTAGCATAGTACGTAATTGATCTTTGAACGTAGCCATACGTTTGTTTAATCGTTCTTCACGTTCTTTTTCTTCAATTTCACGCATTTCATCTGCTAGACCTAAGTCATTAATAATATCATCGTCAATGATATCCAATTCTTTATCATCATCTTCTGGATCAACTACAGTTTGTTCAGGTACTGTAGGTTGGTCTAATAGTTCAGCTTCAATATCATCTACAGTTTCTTCTTTAACTGTAGCTGGAGTTTCTACTGCTTTAGTTTCAACTTTCTTAGCTGGAGATTTCTTACGTGCTTCTGCTAAAGCAATAGCATTACGTTCTTCGATTTCTTCTTTAGTAAGAGCTTCATCAGGATTTACTTCAGCATTCTTATCATAAGTAGAAACTACACGTACATCTCCACCTTCGATTTCTTTACGTTCTTCGTATTCATCAGCCATACGTTGAACTTCTTCGATAGCTGGACCGAAACGACGTTGGAATGCTCGACGAGTTTGTTCATCGAAGTCATTCATTTTCTTTTCGTATTCTTTTTCAGCAAAGTTTTCATTTTCATACTTAGCTACATCTTCGATTGCTACTTCTTTAATAGCATCTTCTGTAGGATTACCTAAGTTGTATAGTGGGTTATCACGAATACTTGTAGGTTTTTCTTCTTCTACAGGTTGTGGTGTTACAGGTGTATCTTCAGCTGGTGTTTCTACAGCATTATTATTTTCTTCTGCAGATACATTAGCTTCAGCTTGCAAATCAGATAAGGAAAGAGTTTTCTTTTCCATCTAATAGTCCTCCTTAATTATAATTGGAAATATCTTTTAAAGTAAGGTTATCCTTATTAAAAACTAGATTGACAGACGATGTGTCAATAGTCATTCTAATAAGTAATACATTTACGTTGATAAATGAGCAGTCTACTGTAATAGAAGACATAGGAGCAAGATATGTTTGTATTTGATTCTTAGCTGTATCTTCTAACTCATGTAGTCTATCACTATTTATAAACTTATATCTACTATACAAACCAATACCACAGTCTGGATTGTTTTGTAATGTACCAGGTTCTAATAAGAATAATCTAATAATGTCTACAGCTATAGCTCTAGCATTAGTATATTCTGTTGGTTTATTAAACGAATCTACTGATAAAGCATATTCTTTAATCTTAGATGATGTCTTATATTTATTAGTATCCATAATGCCTCCTTTCGGCTTATTTGGGTAGCTTTAAGCATCTTATTATAAAGTTAGCCCTGTGAAAACATACATGTAAACTGCCCTAAAGGAGGTACATATGGCAACGAAAAGATTCAAATGTCCTTTCTGTGAGAAACGTCTAGAACGTGAACCATTGGTAAGACATATACAAAATAAACACCAAGAACTAATCCCTGAGGGTTACTCTGCAGCTAGAATTGTATTCAATACAATTAATAAGAAGTCTAAAGGAACTTGTGTTATCTGTAAGAATGAAACACAATGGAATGAAAAGACTTGGAGATATAATAAGTATTGTAGTGAGAAATGTAAGAAAGAGATGCGTAAACGTGCTTTAGAGAATATGCATAAGGTATACGGTAGATATACATTCATGCATGACCCAGAGCACCAAGAAAAGATGCTAGCTAATAGACGTATATCTGGTACTTACAAATATTCTGATGGAACTATGTTTACTTATACTGGTACATATGAGAAACGTGCTATTGAGTTCATGGATAAAGTTCTACATATCCCTAGTGATGATATTATGATGCCTGGTCCAACTATCCAATACGTAGACCAAAATGGTGTTACACGAAATTGGATTACGGATATATATTATATACCATATAACCTCATAATCGAAGTTAAAGATGGAGGTGATCATCCTAACACAAGAAGCATGCCTGAATATAGAGCTAAGCAAAAAGCAAAAGAGTTCAATATTATCACTTTAGACAAGTATAACTATATCCGTCTTACTGATAATAACTTTGCACAGCTATTAGCTATATTTATGGAACTACGTTTCAAGTTAGAAGATCATGATAATACTAAGACTTTTAATATTAATGAATTCACTTCATGGTGTGAGAATGCCATCAAGGAACTTAAAGGAGAAGATTAATGTCTAATCTAAAAGAGTTCACTGCTAATGTTGGTGGAGTTCCACCAGCTAATGCTAGTGATCAAATCGTAGTACAATACGGTTACAGTAACTCTTTTACTGGTGATGAATCAGTAGAGGGTTATGGTTTAACCAAAGACCTAGAAGACGATACTATTAAAGTAAAGTCTTCTGACGGTACAAAAGAATATAAGAAAGAAGAATTCTTAAAAGACCGCAAGTTTAACTTATACCGTTTCAAAGGTGAAGATAAACATAAACTAGAAGCCAATAACTTCTATGAACAATTGACTGGCATGGAACTAATCTCTCATGACCAAATTAAATACAATAAAGACTTTGAAGAGATTACATTTGAACCAGATAAAGCATTGGTTGAAATGTCTTCTGTTATTGCTACTCTAGAGCAAGAAGCAGAAATGGCTGAGATAGACTTTTCTAAGTTACCTGATGACTATATGCCATTAATAGGTGAATTAGAAAAGAATAAAGCCAAAGAGATAGTTAGAGATCATCCTGATATTGATGTAATGACAGATAATGATGGGTACTTTGCTATTAATGTAAAGACTATGAATCGTACTGATTCATCTATTGATTTGAATGATGTATTATTAACCGATAATGTATTGTCTGATACACCATGTAGCAACTGTGATAACTATACTAAAGAAGCATTCTTAAACTGTGACCCTAATTCATTTGTATTGGCTACACCAGAATCAGAAAAAGAGTTAGATGCACAGATGGATATATTCTATGGGTTAACTAATGACCAACAACGTTTCTCCGATGATGTATCTATTAGGTTATTTGGTAAAACCAATTCAGATAGATATGAAGAATTGAAGAAACAGTTCTTGAATCAGCCTATAGAATATGACAATATATCTATCAAAGAAGATGTCGAAGCTGACATTAGTGATGAAGATGTACAATTAAAGAATAGTGCTATTCTTAATAGAGCAAATATGTTTGGCATCAATCTTGCTAATAAGGGTAGAGAACTTCATTCTGCTAAAGAATGGTCTTTAAATACAGGTATCTATATTATGAACCTATGTAAGTCTATAGTATCTTTAGAAGAGCTATGGTCTTTATACAAGGGTATGCCTATTCAATTACAACAAATGTCTGACTGGAAACTATTAGAGCTAGTTGGTTGTACTAATGAAACGTTCTATAACTTTATGAAGTCTCATCTTCTAAATACAATGGAACTCAAGTATCAAGATATCACTCTAATTGAGGCTACAGATGTTTGGGGTAATCAAATACAAGACCCAGTATTACCAGCAGGTGTACCATTCTTTACACCAGAAGAGATTGAAAGTAAGCTAAAAGCATATACTAAGAAGCATAGTACTGATACCGATTGTGTAGATATGCTTGCTTGGTTAGATGCATATAAAGATATCTGGCAAGGTATTGATATTAGTTCTAATCGTAGTAAACGTTTAGCATTCAATAAGTGGTTTACTATGGTTAATAAAACCATTAAACAATGGAGAACTTCTGAAAGTGAAGAAGAACTTACTAGTGCTACAGAGAAGCTATTAGCTTTAGGTGTACCAACAACTAAGTTCTTACCATCAGATAGTATAGCTTATAAGAAACGTCTTCAATCTGTAGCTAAACAGAAAGTGATTGATAGAATCTTACGAGAATCTGCTATTAATGAAGCTAAAGATATTCCTATAGAGTTTAATAACTATGGTGATCTATTAATTACTAAACCAGAAAAGATTAACTTTGATGATGAGTTCTTTAAGACACATCGTCTATTGGTAATCTATATGACAGCTGGTAATATGGATGGTGTTAAATTCGAATCAGCTAAACTATGGTATATGAATACATGTATCGAGTCTATGTTAAACAAAGGTCATAAAGATAAGAAGCTAATTGATACAAGAGCTAGAATCTTGAATGACTATACTAAGTGTATGGTGTATATACTTAATAAAGAAACTAACTTTAACTTTACTAAGTACTATAGCACAACTAAATTTAATGACAAAGTTATCCGCATCAAAGGCTCTACGTTGAAATATACATTGGACTATCTTAAAGCGGTACTATTCTTAAGATAAAAAATAATAATTGGTGGTACATAACTATATATGTACCACCATATATTGTGCTTGGGAGGTAATTTACTATGATACTGACATTAGGACAAAAGTTTCTTAAATATGATGATAGTGAGAATATTAAAGAACTTTATAGAGTAACGTCAACTAATACTAAAAACTTTTACGGTGTTACTGAGATTATTGGTAATACTGGTAGAAAGAGTATAGCTAGAGACGTAGTTAATAAAGAGTATAAGGCTCTTAATCCACATTGTAAGTTACATGTAGAAATAGCTGTATTGAAGAATGGTCAAGAAGATGTAGTTATTTCCATATATAATGAAAGAGAATCTTATGGCTACCCATTCTATATCTGTAGAGTTGGCTATAGAGATTCTGTAACTGGAACTTTACAACCAGGTAAATGTTGTACTAAAGCCTTATTAGAGAATAACTCTGTAGAAGAGTATGAGATGTCTTATATGAATCTAATGAGTGATGTTAAAGAGCTTCATTCTAAGATGACTATAGATTTATATGTAAATGATAATCATAGTACTATCATTCCGCTTATTGCAACAAATACAGTTATCACTGAGAAGATATTTAATCTCTTAGTTGATAGAAGCTTTGGTATTACATATAATGATACACCTATCGAAGGATTAACTAAATTCTTCGAAGGAATCAATTTCCAATCTTACTTTAGGGCTAACTTTAAAATTAAACGAATTGAACTATCGTTTAAAGATAGATATCTTACACATGGTCAATTGACACGTGGTGATATCTTTGTTCTTGAATCTGTAGCTAGAGCTATCTTCTTGGACTGTATAGTTACTGAGTATTATCATGACGTCAATCTGTATAATATCAAAGGTAAGTATATGCTAGTAGAAGATAAGAATGACAGACTCTATATAGTCAAGTATATAGACAAGAATGAAATCCAAGGAATATATCTATAAAGCCAAAGAGTTTTATGGTTATATAATATAAAGGTGTGTACATGGGTATTGTGTAGACAATTACAGTACCCCAAACACCTAGGTAATTTTCTATATATTTATTAACAAGGAGGAAATGACTATGAGTTATTTCAAACCAGGGTTTGTTCAAGACCCAAATTTAATGCAACCTCAGTTTACATCCATGGAATATTTAGTGGATGCAATCAATGCAGGTAATCCTAAAAACAGCGAAGACAATTCTGTACAGAATGAAGATGTCGATATCCAATTGGATTTCGCTGACTTCGATGCAGACTATGCTGGTAAATTAGTTTCTACTAATGAAATCTGTTCCCAAGTATCTGATATCCTTGGTCGCATTTTTCCTGATTTTGCTGGTTGCCGTGAAGCATACAGCAATGGCCGTATCTATATCGAATTAGGTTTCGATATTAACTTAGGTGCTGGTCAAGACGGTATCCGAGCATTAGAAACTTTAAAAGAAGCCCAAGCCAATAATCAATTGGATGAGCAAACTCAACGCATCATGGCTATGACTAATAGCATGCGTAATAGCCGTACATCTAACGGATACATCGACGAAGATTTCGCTGGTTTCCGTATGACAGACATGGCTATTACTATCTTGAAAAAGATTGCTATCTCTGATTACAACCGTGATGACAAACATAACAAAGACTTCCGTACAATTAATATCGCTTACGAATATGATCAATACACTAACAAGATCAGTTTAATCGTTCGTGGTATGACATTGGAAAAAGCTATGTCTTTGGTATATGGTGACAAATACCAATACAAAGTTACATTGGGTGCACAATCCCGTCGTAACGATGTAGGCTACGTATTAGAAGTACGTCGTATTAAACAATCCAAAATCAACGAACTTCAAAACCGTTACGTTGGTACAGTTGTTGGCAACGACCGCTTCGTAAAACCACGTCGCTAATAATCTAATTATGTAATACACTATGGTAGGTAAACTATGTGTTCACTTGTTTCGTTCATCATCAACCTACCATAGTTGTATATAAAAAATAACCCTGCATTAATTTAGGACATACACATTTCCGTGTGCAACCATTAATGACAACCTAAAACGCATATTTCATATAATAATGCAGGGTTTATTTTTTCTTTGAGGAGACTATAACTATGGAAAAGAAACAACTCACATTCGAAGTTGTTGAAGGTGGTATTGATGCTATTGTAGAAGAACGAGGTAATACTCTTATTCGCTTAGCTGAAGTATCATGGAATAATAGACCTGCAAAACTTGAGGTCCGTAAATGGATGGTCAATACTGATGGAGACTTTACTCCTAACAAGGGTGTAGTATTCTCCACTCCAGAGGGACCAACAGAACTAGTCCATGCTCTATTAGAGAATGGATTTGGGGATAATAAAAAGATCAAAGAGATTATGGAGTCTCGTGGAGTTGATCTTAATGTAACTATTGAGGAATCCGAAACTTCTGATAATACAGGGTCAGATTACTATGATCCTAAGGAGATTTTGGAGGACTAATCAGTGGCTTCTGATAATACAGTTTTATACAAAAATGGGACGGTATATGATAACTCATATATCTTCTCTATATCAGAATTGATGGGTAAACTATACCGATCTAAATTCTGGTCTCAAGAAAGAATTGATAAATTATTTAATAGACTAGGTGTAGATAAGAAAGACATCAAAGGGTCTACTTATTGCCATGCCTATTCTATCCCTAAACTAAATAATATTTCCGATGAGCACATCTTAAGTTATATTGCAAAATGCTACCATAATAATAAAACTGAGTTATTAGATATGGGATTTACTGAAGACGAGTTCAACTATCTTATCGAAAATATTAATACCATTCATAAGATCTATACTATGAATGATAAGTATATTATATCAATATGCTAAGAACAATATAATGAAGTGATATTTGCAGATGTCACTTCTTAAATCCTTTCTTTACAGAATATCCACATACAGTATACACCCTAACTAGTAATACTAGTTAGGGTTATATTGTTTTTATTTTTTATGCATATATAAACAATTCTATAATAGAGAGGCCTGTGTTGGCTTAAGATCCTGCATTCTCTATTATATACAACTATCGGTGTACAGGTGGTTAAAATCTCTCACGACTGTGGTATATTGCATTATACTACTTGCTTGAAAACTTCGCTCCAAAATAAATAACTTTAAATATAAAATCTCTCTCTTATATAATAAAGACACAAAATAGAACACACTACTACGAATACGTTAAATCCACCACCTGTACACCTATAGCTGTATAGATCATTGATCTATACAATCTTAATATTTATTTTTAAAAACTAGACAAACAAATCATTAATGATGGCTAAGTGCTACAAATAACTTACAGCTAATTCTGGTTCAATTAGAATATGGTTAATAGTTAACAAACGTACATACATTTTGTATAAAGTCTATCTATGTAGATTTTAACAGTGTTCTTCATAGATGGGTAAACTCCGCTTAAAAAGAATAATATTATTATATCAAGCACTGGCCATCATTATCCTTAAGAGAATAGAGAAAGTTCCCTATATAGGCAATGCCTATATAGGGGTTTTTCTGTCTCTTTGAGATACGGTAATTATTAATAAGCTTTTCGATATTACCAAGGAGCTTATGTAAATTATGTTTAATATGGTCACTAGTTTCTTTAATACCATGTGTACCATCTGCATCAAATGTATCAATATCTGCCATAATGGATACTATACCATTATTGAAAATAGTAAACGTGTATTTAGCAGTCTCATCAAATACACATATACCAATAGCATTTCCACATTTACGTACTTGCTTACTTAGTTGCACTGTATCATTAAGATGGATATTTTGCTTGGTACTACTAATACTAGGATAAATACAATTAGACATAGCATCAGATACAATACCAGAAGCCAGTTGTACATCTTCAAGAAGATACTCAAAAGTGATAAGATTCATAGTTGCCCTCCAGGTTAGATTTATAAAAACGTAAATAGCTATTATAAGTGTTTAATAGACTTTACATTTATATAACCTAAAGAAAGGATGTGATCTTCTTTATGAATCTAGATATAACTGGTGGTCAAGGCAATCCTATGAATCAAATGATTCCAGCTAACCAGAACGTTGTAGACTTCTCTCAACGTAAAATATATTTCCAAATGGGTACTAGAAACCAATCTTTCCTAGATATGCATAAGTATCTAGAAGCAGTTGGTATAAAGAATAATAAGTTTATGCTAACTCTATTGGATCCAGACTTAGCATATATAGACCCACATGATCCAAACTTAAACCAATACTATAAGTCTAAAGTCTTAGCTGAGTGTATGGTAAACTTCTGGTACTTTGTACGTGAAGTTGTACGTGTACCAGCTCAGGGTGGTAGCGGTAGTGGCTCATACTACACTTTAACACGTGGTGGTATGGCACTATACTTCTGTACTATATTTAACTACAATATCTTCCTAGACTTACCTCGTCAGCAAGGTAAAACATTGTCAGCATCTATATGGTATCTATGGGCATTTAACTTTGCTACATCTAACTCAACGTTTGCATTTATGCATAAGTCTTTAGACGGTTCTAAAAAGAACTTATTAGGTCTTAAAGACTTACGTGATTGCTTACCACCTTACTTACAAATGACAGAATCATTTACAGTTGGTGATAAGAAGACCAAAGCCCAAAACTCTGTAATGACTTTGTCTCATAGTATTAACCGTAACCGTATTATCACTGTAGCATCTGCTCGTACTCGAGTTGCTGCACAGTCTTTACTACGTGGTATGTCTGTACCATTATGGTGGGCAGACGAATGGGCATTCGCACCATATAATGAAGACATCTATCTTAATGCTATCCCTGCATGGAAACGTGCTGCAATGAACTCTGAAGCCAATGGTGCACCATTCGGTATACTATTCACTACTACACCAGGGTTCTTAACAGATGAAATGGGTAGATATGCTAATAATATGCGTGAAGATGCTACACCGTTTAGTGAAAACTGGTATGACTTAACTAAAGCACAGATAGATGAAATCAAATCAGCTAATATGAGAAGTAGTTTCGTCTATATCAGATTCACTTATCAACAATTAGGACGTTCCGAAGAATGGTTCAAACAAATCTGTATCGACATGCAGAATAAATGGGAAGCCATTCGCCGAGAAGTTTTACTTGAATGGGCAGATTTCTCTGAGAACTCTCCATTTACTCAAGATGAATTAGAAACTGTAGACCGACTTACTATAGATCCTATAGCAACTATCCCATTAAACAATAATAAGTTTACTTTGAATATGTACGGTAAGCTTGAATATAAGAATAATGGTGAACCAGTAGACCCTCCTATTATAGGGGTAGACGTATCTGGTGGATATAAACGAGATAGTTCTGCTATTACTATTATAGATTCCAAGACTACTAAAGTTATAGCTATATTAAAGTGTAACTATATAAGTCAGAAAGACTTAGCTAAGTGTATATATGAAATAGTTACTAAGTATATGCCTAATGCTGTAGTCAATGTCGAACTTAATGGTGGTTTTGGTGCATCTGTAGTATCTATGCTTATGAAAACTAAGATTAAGAAGAATCTTTACTTTGAATTTAAAGAACGTATCTTAGAAGAAGTCAACGAAGGACCTGGTAAAGTTAAACGTACTAAGAAACTAGTAAAAGTATATGGCTTGAACTCTAGTAAATCTGTACGTGAGCTCTTGATTCAAATATTAAGAGAACGTATGGACAATCATAAAGACAAGTTCATATCTAAGATACTATACCAAGAGTTCCGTGGTCTTGAAGTTAAACGTAATGGTAAAGTTGACCATTCTGCAACTACACATGATGATGCTACATTCTCCTATTTGATGGCTATGTATGTATGGTATGAGGGTAAAGATCTTAAAGAACGTTTCGGTATCAATAAGACTACTATTATGACAGATGCTGCTACTGAAGAAGAAGTATTCAGTCCAGAAGCAGAAGAACTAATGGATATCACTGATGATATCGTTAGAGTTCAAAAAGATATGCTTACCACAGATGATACCAAGAAAGATAATATGGATGTCATTAATGAGCTCCGTAAAGGTCTTGGTATTACATTTGATGAATGGGATAAGAAACGTGAAGCTGATGATGAGAAAGAACTCAAAGAAGCTATGCAAAACCCAGTATTCTTACAAGCATATGCTACTAAATATAATATGACTAAAGACCAAGTTGATGTATATCGTGATGAAACTACAGCAACTTTACCAGCATCTGCTTTTAATATGCTACCAGATGAAGAGTATAGTGTTCTCCAAGGTAACTTAGCCAACAGATTTAAGAATCTATAATACAAGTTCCACAGTAGGGTACTTCCTTACTGTGGAATAATTTTTAAATAGTACCTAAACAAAGCAGTAAAATTAATTAAACCCTATTAAGGAGGAGAAAACGATGTTTGGTATCCATCAAAATGAATATGATATTGCATCTGAACGTGAATTAGCAGAAATTCTATCTGTATTCAATTCAGATTATATCTTCGATGTGGTAAGTTCTAATATTGCTAGACGATATGAATGCCATATAAGCCCTATGCCTAATATCCCTAATGTATTCAAATACAATTTTGAAAATATGTATATTAAATTCCCTATGGATAAAGAGAATACTAAAGCTAGGGAACAAGAAATCTATAATGAAATCATTGACCAAGTATGTAAAGCAACTAATCTTACATTCCAACCAGCTATTGACGGGTTGGATGCTTATTTTGCTGCTAACTGTATCTATGACCTAATTGTAGCAAGATTCAGTGACCATATGGTTACTGCTATCACTAAGCTTATCATCAATGAAGCTAATAATATTTGCGATGCTTTAAATGTAGATGAGCTTAAAAAGAATAAAGATGCTAGTACTATCTACAATAGAATGAACTATAAGAACGATAAACTTGTAGTCATTCTATCTAATATGGAACTAGTTCTTAAATATATCGCTGGTTTAACTATTACATTCGATCAGTTTGTAAACTTAGCATATGATGCACCTATCAGTGACGTTATCAATAGTAACTTCAGTGATAACGGTACTATCTTTAAAGATGCTATTGATGCAATCTTATCTAGTAATCAATTATTACCAGACTATATCACTAATATTAGATTGAATCTTCAAGGAGTAGAACTATAATGGAAGAAAATAAAGTAGTAGACATTAATGACGTTACTGTAGTTACTGAGAATGAACCAGATACAGAGATTCTTACACCAGAAACACCTGTAACTGAAACTACAGAGAAACCAGAAGACAAATCTCAAGAGCAAATTCTACAAGAAGTTGAAAATGAGATTGATGAATTAGAGCTTGATAAAAAAGATATTAAAGCTGTAGATGCAGATTTCACACAAATCAAAGTAGAAGGCTTTGAAGATGCTCCTGTGGAAGCTATTGCTAAAGTAGCATCTGTATATGATAAACTCCAAGTACCTGAAGGACAAGAAGAACCTAAACTAAATCTTATTGTAGAACTTGGTGACCAATCTGTATACTTCCTAAATAAGGCTAAAGAACATGAAGTACCAGAAGATATGCTATCTACATGGTTATATGGTACAGTAGTGGACTTTGGTCAAGCTTGTACAGTACAAGCATTCACTGCTATTAATGAAAAGATTGAAAAGATCACTAATAAAATCAATGATTCTGGTTTAGCTAATACAGCAGCTACAGATTCTTATACTGGTCTTGTACAACGTTTTAAAGATGGTATTGAAAAAGCAGAAGATCCTGAAATCAAAGCTCAAATGGAGCACCGTTTAGCTTGTTTACAAGACTCTGAAAAAGCAGAATACATCTTTGATTACTATAAGACTAATCACTCTGCTTTGAATCCTACAAAGTTATTAAAGAACCGTAAGCATAATCACGATACAATCACAAAAATGCTGAATAAAATCGGCATCAGTAAACTTGATTCTAGTGTAGTATTTACTGCTGCACAAGAATTAGGTTTACCATTGTATCCAATCTATGCTGTAGAAAATGCTCTTGCTAAAATCAATATCAGTGATAAAGGAAATGTACTATTCTTATTCTATTTCTTACTAAACTTAGCTAATGCTATCTCTGCACGTAAAGCTAAGAAGGAGACAGAATTCACGAAACAAATAATTAATAATTTCGTGTCTCTTATCACTTATCTTGACAAAGCGATGAATGAGTACATTAAAGAAAAAGAAGCTAATCGTCTTAATCGATTGCAAAGTAAAGGTAAGCCTAAGAAACGCAAATAATTATTTATTATAAGGAGGCTTTAATGGCAGACTATTTTAAAAATGGTCCTAAGTTCCTAGAAGTCGATCCTACAAGAGATATGCCTTTTGTAAAAGTATATGATGCTGAGTACACCCGAGGATACCAATGTCCTCGGGTTGAACTCATTGATGTAACACATGAGATCAAACAAGCACTGCTTGTTCGATTTCAATATGCGACACCTGAGCATTGCTATGCTTGCTATCTTGAGGCAGGGTCTCCGACTTTATGGGATATAGACTATGTGAAAGATGGCAGATTGGTTAAATTAAGTGGCCGTGTTAAATGTTTTGAATTCTTAAAGCACAATACACGTGCACCATTTACTTATAACCTAAACAAAATGGACATGGAAGATCCAACTGTAGTTATCCAGTTTGATTGCTCTATGGACTATGATTCTAGAGTTGTATCTATTGATATTACCAAACTTCGTAGATTACAATTCTCTAAAGCAAATTACGATTTCTTAAATGACGGTGTAGCTATCAAAGTACCTAATGATGCTTACAACTTCATGGATCGTAAGTTCCCTATCATTAGTAAAGAGCTAGACTTATTACCTCGTCCTTTGGATACTAAGAATACTATTGTAGCTGATAATATGTTTGCATTATGCTATGAATTAGCTGATGTTGGTACATTAGATGCTACTAATCTAGTATCTGCAAACTCAATGTTTAGAGAGTGCCGTAAACTTGCTAATGTTAAATTAGAAAACATTGGTAAACTCACTTCAGCAAATGATATGTTTTATAATAACAAAGAACTCACTTCTGTAGATCTAAGTGGATCTACAGACCTTCGTTTTGCTGATGGTATTTTCTATCAATGTGAGAAACTTGAGTCTGTAAAATTGGATGTAACTAAATTAGAGACTGCTGATGTGACATTTGCAGGATGTAAAGAGCTTAAAGATATTGAATTGACTCCAGCTAAAGGTCTTAAAACAGATCTTTGGTTAGCTGATTCCAGTAAGATTACAGATAAGACTGTAACTAATATCATTAATGCTTTATCTCCTGATGTAAAAGATAAACATATTGCTTTCCCTAAGAATACAGAATGTCCTAAAGACGTAGCTAGACTAGCTAATGATTTAATCACTAAAGGTAATTGGGTTCTTGAAGGACTTGTATTACCACCTAAAGAAGTTTGGGTTAAAGAGACTATTGAGAAAGAAGAGGAAGATAACGTGATTGTTAAAAAAGATGGCGTATTAGACCAAGTCGAAACAAAAGACGATATTGTAACTAATAAACCTGAAGATAAAAAAGAAAATACAACCCCTAATCACCCTGGTACAGATGATACTACACATACTGTAACTCCAGGAAAAGAAGAAACTACTCCTACTGAGGGTACCACTACTGGTGGTAATACAGAAACTCCTGTAGCACCTGTTACACCAGTAGAACCAGTAGTTCCTGGTACTACAGAAGAACACACAGAAACACCAGAAGCTGGTCATACAGAAGAAAATCATGAAGCTACACCAGCAGTTCCTTCTACAGGTGAAGAAACTCATACAGAAACTCCTGTTGCACCAGTAGTTCCTGGTACTACAGAGGAAACACATACTTCTGAAGAAGGACACACAGAAGAAACTCATACAGAAACTCCAGTAGTTCCTGGCACAAGTGAAGAACACCATGAAGCTACTCCTGTTGCACCTACACCAGGTGAAGAAACTCACGCTGCAGTTGATGATACTAACCCTGTATTACCACCTACACCAGCAACTCCATCTACAGGCGAAACACACACTGAAACTCCAGTAGTTCCTGGTACAAGTGAAGAACACACAGAATCTCCAGCAGGTAATGAAGAACACCATGAAGCTACTCCTGCTGTACCTGGTACAACTGAAGAAACTCATACAGAAGTCCCTGGTACTACAGAAGAACACACAGAATCTCCAGCAGTTCCAACTACAGGCGAAGAAACTCACACAGAAGCTGGTCATACTGAAGAAGGACATACTGAAGAAAACCATGAAGCTACACCAGTAGTTCCTGGTACAACTGAAGAAGGTCATACTTCCGAAGAAGGCCATACTGAAGAAACTCACACAGAAGTTAATGGTAATACAGAAGAGCATAATGAAAGCCCAGCTGTACCTACAACAGGTGAAGAATCTCACACTTCCGAGGAAACTCATACAGAAGAAACACATACTGAAACTCCAGTAGTTCCTGGTACAACTGAAGGCCACACTGAAGCTGGTACAAGTGAAGAAACTCATACAGAAGTTCCTGGTACTACAGAAGAACACACAGAATCTCCAGCAGCTCCAGTAACTAATGAAGAAACCCATGAAGCAACTCCTGCGGTACCTGGTACAGGTGAAGAATCTCATACTTCTGAAGAAGGACATACTGAAGAAACTCATACAGAAGTTCCTGGTACTACAGAAGAACATCATGAAGCTACTCCAGCAGTTCCTTCCGCTGAAGAAACACATACTGAAACTCCAGTAGTTCCTGGTACTACAGAAGAAGGCCATACTTCCGAAGAAACTCATACAGAAGAAAACCATGAAGCTACACCAGTAGCTCCTACAGGTGAAGAATCTCATACTTCTGAAGAAGGCCATACTGAAGCTGGTCATACTGAAGAACACACAGAATCCCCAGCAGCTCCTGTTGCAGGTGAAACTCATACTGAAACAGCTGGTCATACAGAAGAAACCCATGAAGCTACTCCAGTAGTTCCTGGTACATCCGAAGAATCTCATACTTCCGAAGAAACTCACACAGAATCTCCTGCAGTAGCTACAGGTGAAGAAGCTCATACTGAAACTGGTACACCAGAAGCTGGTCATACTGAAGAATCTCATACTTCTGAAGAAGGACATACAGAAGAAAACCATGAAGCTGCTCCAGTAGTTCCTGGTACTACAGAAGAAACTCACACTGAAAATCCAGTAGGCACAGGTGTCTAATATAATATTTTAAAAATGTAAGGGAACGAGTGATATAATGGAAACACATATTTTGACTATTGATGGTACCGACTTAACCCAAGTAAAAAATAATGAAGAACCTGGTGTCGTCCGGGTCAAGACAATTAGCTTTGTCATTTGTAGTATAATTAATATGGTATCTATATATAGTGATATGCGTCCTAAAGTATCTGGGTTTGGGAAGTTAAATCAATATAGGGATAGTATCGCTACTAGAGCACATTTAAACCTAGTCCGAAATGCTTTAGATAGTATTATTAGTGATAGTATCATTAATATATTAGATACTGGTATTGAAGATAATATGCCTATAACTATTAATGAGCTCCTAGAAGTCTACACTAGTGCTAATGATAAAATCTTTGATAAGTTCTACAGAAGAAGAGTGATCAAGTATAAGAACAATGAACGTTTACATGTGTATGACTTATTAAAGTGCTTTACCTTGATTGGTGCTATGTGTATAACTCTAGGGGTATATGATAGTAATCCTGAATTTGTAAGTGATGTAAAAAGTAATTTGATGTATAACGATAAAGTAATTATAGATAAAGAGTATTTCATGAATCTATATGATCTAGTCAATAAAGTAATAGAAAAAGTTGAACTTAAGAGATTGGACTATGGTATGCATATATCTAATGATACTCTTAACTCTAGAACGATTGGTACATTAGTAGCCGAAGATGAACAAGGTGCTATTACATTAAATGAAGCACAAAAAGCAATAATGATTCTAGTCCGAAGATGCATCATTCTTTCAGACATTCTATAATTAATTTTTTTTGAATTTTGTTTCTATGTAGATTTATTTTTTAAGTCAAACACATCCATATTAGTTATATAGAAACGTCTAATCAGAAAAAGCATAAATACATTATAACTTAAACAAACCACACAAAAATCCTATCCTACCCTGATAGGCGAATAAGGCAATCATTCGTTTTAAAGACACTATTAGCATGACAATTGTTACTTATCTTACCGACCTGTGTGCTAATAAAAAACAAAGGACCCCAGTATAGGCAATGCCTATACTGGGAGTTCTTTTTATTTCTTAAGATCCAATATAGTTTGGACGATATGGTCCAATCTATATGTCAAGCTTTTGACCTGATCTTCTAGAATGATATTACCTTTATTATAAGTGATATCAAACCGACCAATCGTTTCTGTCTCAGATTCAATAGATTTTAGATTATTTATAATCTTTTCTATATCCTCTTGGAACAGATCTTTTACGTATTCTGTCACTGTGATAGCTATAACCGTATCTTGGTTATGGCTTTCTTTGTTTACAAACATAGTTACACATTTAATTGCGTAATAATGCTCGCTATCAATAGTGATAGTACGACAGACGCATCGGAAGTCTGTACTACAGTCTAACTTCCGTACATCATTTCCGACACTGATTTCAATCAAACCGTTTTGGTTATATGTCACTCTAAATGGCATATTACCACGGTCTAGTGCATTTAACGTTCTTAGATTTTCTCTGTCATCAATTGCACTGTAAGCTAGTTGTCTTAAAGTTGGACTTGTGATATTCATAATTGTTTCCTCCTTAAATTAAATATAACCAATTATGTATACAGTTATAATATACAATCAAAAAAAAACAGGGTTACGAAATCCTGTAAAACTGCTATACTTGAACAACTCATTAAGAAGGAGGTATATATAATGGCAATACCTAAATTTTTAACTAAAGAAGGAGACTCTCTTATCTTTAATGGTGATGGAGAGCTAGTATTCTATATCCCAGAAGATTACTTTAGATCTGATGGTAATATGAAATATGCTGAGTTTGCTGGTGAATATGTAAATACACTAGGCTTATTCAACTATGAAGTATTTGATAAGAATGGTAAATCTGAAATAGGGTTAAAGATGTTTTACTTCCCTATGGTAATATCTTGTATGCCTAACCAAGTAGATAAAGTCAAAGACTATGTAATAGATAAGAAGACACCTATCCCTAAAGACTATCGTTTATTACGTTTCCATAAGGGTGATATAGCTATCTTAAATACTAAGTCTCCAGAAGATATCACTAATGTGGAAAACATGTTTAAGATCTTCTTGATTACAGGTAATATCCCTAATACAATCCCTTATGATCAATTACATACATTCTTGATGGATAGTATTAAGTATAATGGTAGTTCATTCGGTCTATCTGCTCAAATGTTTGGTATGATTATCTCTCAAGTATGTAGATCTGCTAAAGATGAATCTATCCCATTCCGTTTAGCTAAAGACCCAAATATGAATCATTACAAATCTATTTCAGTTAAGATGGTACCTAAATATATTTCACCATTCTCATCTATTACATCTGAAAACTGGGATGATGCTGTAGTAAATGCTATCATTAATGACAAAACAGTTGATTCTCCTATGGAAAAAATCCTTATGGGGTAATACACCCTATAAGGCTTATATCCAACATAGATGTAAAAGTTTAGTAATATTATAATATGACTAACCTGTAAAATTTTTTGATTTTAAAGGAGGAAAACATATGATTGGTACTACAATCATTCTAGAAGATCAGTCCGATATTCCTTCCCTACAGATATCTGACAATACGACAAGACCAGTGGTCTTTTCGGCTTTCACTTCTGATAAGGGTACAGAAGACTATATTCATATCCAAGGTAATAAGTTCTTCGAGCAATATGGCGAGATCTCTTTCCAACGCCATGGCCAACCTTTACTTCAAGCTGCTAACGTTATCAACAATGGCGGTATCTTGTATGCAAAACGTGTAGTGCATCCTGATTCCACATTAGCTAACTTTGCAGTAATTGCTCATCTTAAAGAAGATAAGCAACAATTGTTCCGCTATCGTCATGATGAAAACTTCAATATTCTTCGTGAAGAAGTTGAAGAAAACGGTGTTCGTGTTTTGAAACCTATCAAAGACGAAGAATACTGGTTAACTTCTGACGTAGCATTGTATCGTGAAGAAGCTGATCGTCCTCGATACATCAAAGAAGAAATCATGGAATTAGGTGCTGCTGATGGTTTTGATACACCTATCACTGACCCTACTACTATTGATTCTGATCCTCGAGTACAAAAAGCTATCATCAATACTTGCTCTATCAGCTACTCTGTAGAGTCTATCGATTCTGATACTTTATTGAAAGAAAAGATCGGTAATGACATTAAGAAATTAGCTGACTATGTATTGAAGAAAAAAGGTAATGCTCTTACAGTAGCTGAAAAGTTCACTGGTGAAGCTATTGCTGCTGGTACACGTATGAACGATTACTTGTTATTCGTAGTAACTGACAATGGTCGTGGTGTTTCTAACAAACGTATCCGTGTATCCTTGGATGCTACATTATCCCGTACAGCTGAATCCGCTCGTTACAAATTAGACGTTTATGAGAACGATGTTGCTTTAGAAAGCATGATCTTCTCCTTGAACCCTGATGAATTAGAACGTGGTTACAACTTGTACATCGATTCTGTATCCAAACGTTCTGCTGCTCAAATCAAAGTACATGCTTATGAAGACCAAACTAACTTGTTCTTCCAAGCTGTTGCTAAGATGACAAATATTGATGAAAATATTTTGAAGACTGCAGATATTTTGAATGGTAAAGACTATCGTGGTCAAGAATTCGCTAAGATTCACATTAATGACAAAAACGAAGATGGCCAAACAACTACATTCTTAAACGTTTCCGAAGGTCACTTCCTTAAAGGTGGCGACAACGGTAAATGGGGTCGTTACCCTCTAACTTATAGAGAAAAATTGAATGCAGAAGATGCTCGTAAGTTAAACAAAACTTATCGTATTCCTTACGATGAAGAAATGAAGAAAGCTTTCGATGGCACATTCTCTGATGATATTTTCAATACTGATAATACTCCAATTGACGTTGTAGTTGATGCTAACTATGCATTACCAGTTAAAACTGCTATCGTAGAATTGTGTAAATTCCGTCAAGACGTATTCTTCTTCCGTGATTACGGTATTGGTATGAATACATTATTGGCAATCAAATCTAAGAAAGACATGATCGGTGGTATTGATGCTAACCGTTCTCGTTTCGTAGCCGACTATTGCCAATCCTATGACATCTATGACCCTTACACAAACAAACAAATCACTGTAACTATCGGTTACGATATTGCTCGTTTGATTTGTATGCACTTCGGTAATGGTCGTAACTTGGTATGTGCTGGTGAAGCTAATAGCTGGATCATTCCTAACGTTATTGACAAAACTGTATCTTTCATTCCTAAAGTTACTCCTACATTGGACCAACAAACAAAAATGGAAGATATGCGTGTAAACTATGGTATGAATATTAACAACGTATTCACTATGGTTTCCGAATACACATCTCAAGACCGTTACACTCAATTATCTTTCGTCAACAACGTACTTACTGTACAAGAATTGATTAAAGAAATTCGTAAAGAATGTCCTAAATCTCGTTACAAATTCATTACTGGTCAAGACTTTGAAAAATACAAAGCTGACGTTAACCGTATTATTGAAAAATTCAAATCCAAATTCGCTTCTATCGAATTGGTTATGGAACAAAATACAATCTATGCAGCTAATAAAATTGTATACGCTTCTATCAAAGTTAAATTCAAAGACTTCGTACAATACGAAATCTTCCGTATCATTGCTATCCCAGTTGCTGATAACGTATAAGGAAAGGAGAACTAAACAATGGCTTTTACAAACGGTGAAATTCCTTTCATCTTTGATGGTACAACTGATACCAAAGACCTAACAGGCTATGCCCTTTTCCGTGGTACTACAGACTGGGCTAACTTACAACAATTCAACCAATTCGAATCTGGTTACTCCTTACTTATTGTATTGGATATTCCTCGATTCTTAACTGAATTGGCTGACCGTAATACTCGTTACAAGAAACTTATCGATACTTACGTTCATATCTTGGAATATGAATTCCGTGGTTTAAGTGGTCTCGATAACATGCAATCTGAAACTGCAGAATTGACTAATGGTATCCAATCCATTAACGTAATCAACAAAGTTACAACTCCATCTGCTTCTCAGATCTCCATGCGTTTCTTTGAAAAAGCTGGTTCTGTACTTACTAAAGTACATGAATTGTACTTACGTGGTATTAAAGACCCAACTACTGGTGTTAAACACTACAATGGTCTTATCGAAAAAGGCGTATTGGATGCTGGTTTCGAAAACGAATGTTTCACATTCATGTATATCGTAACTAATAACACAATGCGTCATATCGAAAAAGCATACTACTTAGTTGCAGCTCAACCAACTAATGCTGACTTCTCTGAATTGTATAACTCTGAAAAAGGTCAATACGAATTCAAAGAATTGTCCATTGAATACAACTGTGTACCTATCTCTAACTGGTACATCAATGAACGTGCTCAACAATTACTTGACTGGGTACGTAAAGGTACTATCTGGAATGAATCTGAATTCCGTTACAGTGGTACTTTCAATGCATATCATAAAACTCTTGTTAGCAATGGCACTGGTAATACTGGTGGCACTACTGAATTCCAAGGTTAATATGTATTAAAAAGAATCCCTATATAGGCAATGCCTATATAGGGGTTTTTTGTGTCTCTTAATATCCACCAGAGCTATCATCACTACCATCATCATTAGTAGCTTTAGCTGCTAGTTGTAATTTAGTTTGTTTAGCCACTCTATCTACCATATCTTGGTCGATATAAGTACGTAGCATTTCTTTCTTAATATTAGCCATAAACAATGGTTTTTGTTCTTCGGTGAAATCATCAGAATAAGAATCAGTTATAGCTTGAACCATATCATTCATATTATTAATCATAGTAGATGTATTAGAAGTATTCAAGTACGATGGTTGTGGTAAGGATACATTGATGATAGCCTTAGAATCATCATACTCAGCTCTATACAACTGTGTCATAATACGACTAAAGAATGCATTAGTAATGATTTGGTCACTGATTACAGTCTTTAAGAACTTACTGGATGTCATAGATGCTTGTACTGCATAGTCTAGAGAGTTTCTAGCATTTACAATTTCTACAGGTACTGTAGTAGCATCTACAGCCATATCTTCAAGCTTCTGCATAAGTTCAGTTTGAGGATCAATGTTTTGTCCTTGCATGATTTCGAACTGTACAGGAGATTCACCAGAAGCATTAGTCGGAATAATGAAGTCATTGAATTGACCAATAATATTCAATACGTTATTCATATTTTCAAAACGTCTAATATTAAAGTTAGTCATCTTGATTTGCTTCATAGTTTGAAGAAGTAATTGTGAGATATTAGTATCTACACCAGAGTTCTTTACATAGTATACACGTCTATCATACCCACGAGACATAGTAGCTAATGTATTAGAGATATACATACCAGTATATAGCTTGGCTGGAATCATAGAATCATTTAGAAGTGAAATACCACGATGAGACTCAGGATCAAATTTATAATAGCAATGAACTAAATCATCAGGAGAGATGAATGTAATGTTTAATGCATTCTCTCCTTTAAGAGTCATGCTATTGTATTTAAGAATAGCATAGATTTCTCTAGATAGATCTTTATTTAGTTTGATGAACTGAGCATCAATCATACCAGAGATTTTAGCAGCAATACCACGTAGCATATTATCATTAATATTACCAGAGTTCTTTAACGCTGCTGTTGGAGATTTAGACATAGCCATACTATTCAATGGATCAGTAATACCAGCCATAGGGTATGCGGTATCCTTATCCAAGAAATTATTAGCAGTTCCTTCGATATAGTAATATCCTAAGCAGATATCATCAATATAGATAGGTACAATGTTTTCACGTTTAAGTACTTTCATTAAAGCACCAGCAGCTTTAATCTCTTTACCATACTTCTTAGCTTTATTAGGGTCAGTAATACCATCTGGAGTCGGTTCAAAGAAGTCTTTTACGTCTAATTCATCTTTAGGTGTGAGAGCATTAGAGATACTTGTATCTTTCTGTAAAGAGGCTTTCTGCGTGTCGCTCATAGCCTCCAGTACAGGTACATAGGCTTCGTTAAAACTTTGCTCCTGGATACTTTTGAGTCTCTCAGTTGCCTTAATATTGGCTACAATAGACTCGTTAAGTAATCCATTATAATAAGATAAGTTTATTTTAAAGTCATTAAAATTAACTTTATCACGAGAATCTTGGTTTTGATAAGTATTAATAAAGTTTTGGTCAAACTCTACAGATTCTTTAACTACATCTGCAGCTTGATTACTATTGTATAGTCTAGTAATAGCAGTAGCATATGGAATAATATATACGAACTCTTCACCATACTTCATAGCATTATAAGCAATATCTTGGAACTTCTCTGCTAAGTTATACTTATGCTTAATAAGCTCTACATTATTAACTATAGTCTTTTGGTTACTAACCATAGAGAAGTTTGTTTCTGCTAATGTAATATAGTCTTTAGCAAAGTGGTCAGCAGACAATACGTTATCCAATAACGTACTTAATGCTGCATCTAGCTTAGGCATATACTTACAAATCATATCGATTTCAGCATCATAGTCTTTAAGATTCTTATTATTGAAGAAAGCATTATATAAAGACCCAGATAGCTCCATATCATTACCAAAGATTTGGTTCATATCATCACTACTAGCAGTACCACCACGAGAACGTAATAGTTTAGCATATAATGTAGATATATTATTTAACCCAGTCTTATAACTAGAGTCAGAGATGATACGTTCTACGGTATCAGATATATTTGCATCCGATGCATCTAATTCATCTTTAGCATCTGGTTGAGTCATATAAGCTCTTCGATACAAACCATTGAGCATATTTAGAATAGACTTAGATAAGTCACGTTGCTCGGCTGTATCTTTTTTAATATCATCAGCCATCATTTACCTCCTTGAAAAAAGTAGCATATTAGTAGGATGTTTCAGCATTTAAAGGCTATGACCCAGAGAGCCATAGCCTAAAATGTATATTAGCATAATAATTTGAATACTTGGTCGATAATATATCCATTACGTTTGAATAGTCTAAACACTAATAGCTTAAACTTAGACGTAGTTGGAATATCATATAAGTATAATTCCATCTTATCTCCTTTAACGATAGGGAAGATACCACGAGAAATCATACATACATAATCTCTTTTCTTAGTTTCCACTACTAGTTTAATAGCACCATCACTAGCTTTAGCATCTAAGAAATATTGGAACTTGTCTACAAATCTTTCATTATTATATTGGACTTCTAAGTTCTTTGTATCCATATAACTTAAGATGGTATAGTACTTATCTAAGATATCTTGACGACCAAACTCATAGTTATCATGTAAGAATGTAAAGTTCTCTTGTTTCATACAGTTCTTGAAATCAAGACAATTGATATTAGCATTACCTTCGATAGGTTTATTTGATGGTGGTGCTACAATTTGCATATAAGACATACCAGGACCAAACCCAAGTAGTACGTTATCATTCTCACTATTAAAGATGCTATCACATTTTAGCATCTTTATAAGGTTATTGTAATAGTCTACGTTATACTCTTTCGCCATTGTCAATCTCTCCTTTGGATAATTCTTTAGGTTTAAACATAGATTGTGTTTCTGTATCAGAATGTCTAAACATGCTTAAAGTTGTATATGTATCAGGTTCAACTTCACCAAGTATACCATCAGTATAAGCCATGAATGGTTTCTTAGTTTGAATTCTTGGTGCGTTTATCTTGATGATATGTACCATCTCTTCTATATTAGGCATATTAAACCACTTATGACAGAATGTGATACTATCATCTGTAGCTATGTATTCTATGAACTTAGCACCACTTAGTGCTTCATCATTAAACTTAATCATACCAATTTGAGTTGGTGCTGATAGATTGAACTCACGAATAATACTAGGATATAGAGAACTAAAGTCAAAGTCTACTGAGTTATCGAATAGTAATACTGGTTGGTTATTAATCTTAATCTTAGCAAAATCACTAATAAGATTAGGGTCTGCTACGAATGCACCAGGGAACTTCTCTTTAGGTTTCTCTTTAAACTTATTGATATTATTACCATGAACAAACCCATCATTGTAGTAAATCTTAACACGTTGGTTATTAAGATATACAGTTTGTCTATGTGCTTTAGCATATCTAGTATTTGTATCAACTGTGGTATTGTATACGTAGTCAATATCACCAGTTTCTTTTTCGATACACACCTGAACTATAACGTCGACTACGTTATAGAAGATATATGTCTTGAAGTCTTTAAATGGTAACTCACCAATATCTCTAGTAATATGATGATAATCTAACTTAGCTACACCAGCAACTTGTTGACCGATATCATTTAATTTATTAGATTGATAAGCAGCTTGTCCTTTACGTCTAGAAGCAAACTGAATCATTTGGTCTAAGTATACAGTATATGAAGATATCTGTGCATAGTCACCACGTTCAGCTAACGCTTGACCAGCACGTTCATCTACATAGTAATAGCATTCTTTAGTATAGAAGTCTGGATGACAAATATAGTCAGATGCTTTCTCACTAAATTGGTCTTCTATACGAGCTATAATATAAGGCAAGTCGAACGCCATGTTCCAAGCTAACATGAAATCAGGTTTATCTTCATTAACCTTATCGAATAAAGAATGTAACAGTTCCTTTTCATCATCAAAAAATAAAGCATCCCATTTCATATTCTCTAAACCAAAGTGTTTAACCCTATCATTACCACCAACTGTAGAACGAATAAGACTAAACAATTCACCGTCTAATCCACCTTTTCTATACTTTAATTCAAATTCTTCTACAAGTACATTACGATGGTCTCTAAGAATATATGTGTAGATATTATTACCAAATATATAAGTTACTGCAGATACAGGTGCTTCACCTGGTTCTGGGAAATCACCAGCAATCTCTGAGATATCAACTTCAATATCGAAATATGCTTTAGTTGGTGGAACTTTAATTTCATTAGGGAATCTCCGACTAAACCAAAATCTATAATGGTCAGATAATTCCATATCAGATAAGAATACTGTATTACAAGTATGCAACTTAGTATTAGCACCAAAGTCTCTAGACTTGATATTATTATAGAAGTATTCTATATTACCTGTATTGTCTGCAATAGATTTAAGAAGCTCACCATTATTACATTTAACTGGTATAACCTTATCTCGTTCAATGTAATCATAATGATGGGTTATTGATTGTGGGTCTTTAGCCACAAAGTATATGTATTCTGGATTCTCTATCTCACATCTAACTTTCTCACCAGTAGAGTTGTCTCTGGCTACCATAACTATATATGGAGATGTCCATCCAGCTTTGTCTTTCTTAGATTTTATATAGAATGAGTTCAGTAACGTTAAGTCTGACCCATCAAAATATTGGTCGTATATATGAAGCATGATTGTTTCCTCCTATTAATGATATGTGGTCAGAGTTGTAAAAACTTACTATTCCCATTGAAATCAAGCTAAATAGGCAAAAAATAAATAAGGGGTGGCAAGACACCGAAAGGGAGTGTCTTGCCGAAGTTCAATGTGATACTGTGGTAGAGGGGTGATTATATTCATTATTGTATAGGGAATATTATAGATAGGTGCATAAATAATTTTTCCGTTCATTTTCAATGGTTATATTATTTATTTTAAAGGAGAGTACCCAAAGGGAGTAGTTGGGTATTAGAGTTTATGCACCTGTGGGTGTGTGTTAGATAAGATAATAACTACCACAGTATCACCATTATAGTATATAACTGAAATTATCTTTGGTTATTGCTTTAGCATGCTCATTTAATAGTAGGTATAACTCTCTAGCTATAATCCTATATCCAGGCCCTCCGCCGTATAGGTATTTGATAACTTTACAACCATCAAATATAAAATCCTTTAATGCTTCATTAATAGTATGGTCACTTAAGAAGTCCTCTATTGGCATACAGTTACTATATGCTGTATACTTCATATAGTGCTTAAAGAATGATATAATCTCTTTACCATCTTTATCAGTTATTACAAAAGAAGCTTGTTCTCTTTCTTTATTTACGTCAATAGAAAGATAGAAGTTTTTAAATTCAAAGATAATATCATTAGGGTTGTATTTTATATTCTTTAGAATGGTTACAATAAACTTCTTGTTTATATCATAGATTAGTTGACTTTTCATAGATATTTCCTCCTGTTAGTTATTACGAAGTTAACGTCTATATAAAAACCAATATGAAGCCTTATAAAGAAAGGAAAAATAAAACTATGGAAAGCATGTTTACTACAGCCACTGATGTGGATAATAAAGAACTCAAAGTTGAAGTTACTCCGCCTAAGAAAAAATTATTTGGTGGTATGAGAGATAATAATAGTATCAAATTAGAAGAGCCACCTAAAGAGCTAGTTGTCCCAACTAAACGACGTGGTCGTCCACGTAAGGTTAAACCTTTGAATGGGGAAGATGGTGAAGTTAGACAAGAAAAGGCAGCTATCTTAACTACTAATGTACCTATAGCTGAGATGTATGATGAAACCAATGATATGCTTAGAGAGACAGTATCTCAACTAGGTGTATTACAAGATGAACTTAAGACTGAGTTTAATCAACTACGTATGTCATCTCGTCTTAAAGGTAAATACCAATATATGACTGATATGGCTAGTGTAATCTCTACTATTACTAGTACTAAACTAAGTGCTATTAAAGCTATCAATGATAATATCACTACAGCAGCTAAATTGGAATTGTCTCGTGTTAAAGATCTTAAGATTGATGCTGGTGATGATAATGCTGCTATTATGGGTTTATACAAAAACTTATTGGATGCTCCAAGACAACAATTGGAATCCACTGGTTTTGTTCCACCACAAGCTATCCAAGGTATGGACTTCCCATCCTTTATTGCCCAACGTGCACAAAGCTTTGATTTGATTCCTCCATCTGATAGAACTCAGTTATCTCCATCTCAAGAGTTCACTCCAGAACAAAATCGTATGATTATGGAATCTAATCCTAATACTAAAGTCGTTGTAGTATATGATAGACGTACAGATGCTAAGTACTTTAAGATGATGAACTTAGCTACAAAACAATATGTAGAAAACGTAAGTCTACCAGATGACTTCTTACTTGAAGCTATGCGTATTAACTTCGCTACTGGTACAGCTAGAAACTCCAATACTAATATGGACTTCCCATTAGTGGTTATTGGTAATGATGGTCGTATAGAAGAAGCACCATTAATCTCTCAAGCCAGAAACGGTAGTTCCGCATCATTCGATGATGGATTCTAAAAAAATAAAATAAGATATAGGGATACAGGCTTAATACCTGTATCCCAATCTTTTACTTTTGATGCAACTCTGGATCGTTGCGATACGCAACGTACATCGTAGCTACAAAAGGACATAATAACCCCATGAAGATGTACATAAGTACAACTTCCACTTGAGCTATTGTCATATAGTTTTCAGCAGTTTCTCTTAAAGCGGCTGATGCTGTGATTGGTAGGATCTCCCAATTCCACCAATCAATGCCTGTTAAGTAGATTAATTTGGTTGCAATTACCAAACCAAATACTACTAAACAAGCAAACGTTACATCTAAATAATACTTTTTCAATAAAGCTATCATGGTTAATATCCTCCTTGTAAATAAATATAATACAACCATTCTATTACCACTATATTATACAACTGAAAATACTAAGTTTTACGATTTACTAAACCACCAACAAATAAGTATAAAAAATAATACATGGGTAAGAATGTTCTATATCCTTACCCATGTATACTCCTCATCTATACCCCATATTTGTGGTATAGACGCATCCTCCATGGTGGTACCATGTGGACGATTGGAGTATCTTTGTCTGGTAATCTTTCACCAGATTCAGTCCCAACCGGGATGCTTTCAGAAGCTAGCCGTCTAGCTTCTAGCTCAGGAATCTGAGCACAGATAGCGAGAATAGATTCTCGTTCTCTAGTCATAGGAGTCACCTCCTTTCGGCAAGTAGGATATAATCCTACAAGTGTATGGGTAAATTTAGATACAGCTACTAGCGATAGCTGTATCTACCATACACAATTATAGTATGCAATTGTAAAATAGTTTACTTTATAAAAAACAAAATACCCAGTATAGTCATTGACTATACTGGGATTTCTTTTGTCTTAAAATTCAGATAGATTGCTTATAATAGACCCTATGAAAGCTAGTACATACCATAGAACTATACCAACACCATATACTGTAATACCACGAGAGAAACGTATACAAGTCTGCTTAGACTTAGCTCTATTACGTAATATCTCTTGTTCAGTATTACCATTCATTGAGTATTTAGACATACTATAAGTTATAAAGTTATAAGTCATCAGTATTAAGAATATAGCACCTGGCATAAATATAAATGCATACCATTCTCTAAACGATGGGAATGTTTTTACATTTAACGCTATCAGCAGTAGTATGACTACTATACCAATAACGTAACCAGTTCTCTTAATTATCTCTTGTGCTATTCTTTCCATCTTACACCATCCCTATAATATTAACTACAATCATCTCAATCACCCATATAATATATATTGCTACTAGAAATACCATAAGCTTTCTTCCATAGTTATGACAAGTCTTAGTAACCATAGCATAGTCTATTCTAGCTTTCTTGCTCTTATCTATATGCTCAGCTATTTCATCTAGTCTAAGCCTGATATTCATATATAGTATTATCCCAATAGAACCTAATATCCCTGGAATATATACTAATATGATTCTATATAAGTCTTGCTGATAGTTTATAGCCCAATCAGCACCAACTGTCATTATAGCATGGAAAACTATAAGACACATTATAAGTTTCATTATGCACCTCTCACTATATTAAACACAAAGAGACTGAGTATAGTCATTGACTATACTCAGAATAAAACTAAATACCTCCGTGGTATGTAATCCACCAGTGGAACAATCCAGCTAGCATTACCATAATAAATATATATTCATATTTCTTATGAAGTATTTTATACAACGCTAGCATAAAAGTAAAAGCCATCAACACCGGCAAGATTATATACATCAAAATGGTTAGCATTTTAGAACGCCCCTAACCCTTTAAACACCAAAACTATAATATCCACTATAGTAACCAATAAAGCAACTACAAACACTTCACCACTACCATTGACTGCATTCTTTAATGCTTCTTCGATAGCAATACGCTTACTAGTATTATTAAGAAGATTAGTTTTAATCTTACCACCAGTAAGCTCATTAAATTTAACAAGACCATCTTCTAAATGGTTAATGATAAACTTATTAGAAGAAATATCTCCACTTTGCACAGAAATGATATACCCGCCTATTACTATATTAATAAAAGCCAATGCATATATTTCTTTATACACTAATATAGATACTAATATATTAGAGCATATCAATGTAATAAGCTCTGAAGAGAAAATTTCTAGGAAGATTTTACTTCCAAAGAGACGTTTTTCCTTTTCCATCAGGTTTACCTCTTACTAATTTAATACTTCGAACCTGGAGCACAATGTATGCTACCATTAATATTAATGTACTAATCATAGCGAACGTATCATTTAACCATGATACATTAATAAGTAGAACTAATGTTAAGATTATAACCATATACCAATTATTATTACTTCTTTTAGTAATCTCTTCCATAGTTGGCATAGTATCGAATAGTTTGAACAACTCTAAAACCTGTTCGAGACCATTAATAACTTCTGCACGTTTGGCTTCTGATAATGTTTCATCTGTTTTCGCTTGTTCAATTCTGTCTTTAACGGTTTCTGGTGTTTCGTTGCTATGGTTTACCAGCATATCAGCAGTCACACGTATAAGACGAATATTATCAACGTATCTATTGTGATACCAAGCAAAGCAGAATAGTATGACCAATGTGAAACACATAATGGTCCTACTTAACCAGTAAGGGTCTTGATCGCTATGTAGCATAATATATGTACCAGACCCACCAGATAGTAATGTGAGAAGAATGTATTGAATCTTACTCATTATTATCACCAACTTTCGTAGTCTCTACAAAAGCAATCATGGCAGCTATAACTAGCATACCAATAATCATATAGTTTGCATCTACAAACCATCTAATACCATTAAATAAAGTTTCCATTCTTTTAATCATCCCTTCTTTTAAATAAATTACCTATCTAATACTATACTTACTATAAACCCAGCAGTTACACAAGCTATCATATGAAATAGTCTGTCATACTCTAGATCCATGTAAGCCCATACTACAGTTACTATTAGTATTGTGATAATTAATGGAAGTATATCCATGAAATTATCAAAACTATACTTTCGCCTCATTCTAAATCTCCTTTCTAAAATATAATATAGCCACTGTATCGTAATTATATTATATAATTCAAATCCTGATTACAAAAAAAATAATTAAGTATTAGGGGTGGATAAACCACCCCTATATTACTTATGCTACATTATATGCTCTTGTTAAGCCATTGACTACCAAGTCAATAAACTCATCTTTCATATAACGTTTGACTTGGATGTAGTATCGACCAGCAAACTCCAAGCTGATTTTTTCATTATCAACCAAGCATTTATTTAATTGCTTTAGTTGATAATTGATTTGACCCTCTAAGTAGCCTCTCAAATGGTCTTGATCTTTTACGAATGGTGGAAGTGTGATTTCACATTCACGTTTTAACCATTCGTAAATTGCAACTACTGATGGATTACTTTCAAAGAATCCTTCAACAACTCTTCTACCTAAACCCAAACCTGTGTTCAATTGGAATTCTGTTGCGTTTTGTAAGATTTCTAAACTAGTCATGATGATATCCTTTCTGCATTAGCTTAAATAATAATTATATAACCATCATATTACCATTATAGTATATAACTGAAATAATCAAGTTTTACGATATCACCACATTGTAATTTAATATAGAGTTCACACCCTAATATAAATATATTTTTTTTAATTCCACAGGAGGTATATAAATGAGAACCGCAGATAAGCAGTATATTGATATTGTAAAGAATATCTTAGATCACGGTACATATAGCAATAACCGTACAGGTATTCCGACATATAAGCTACCACACCAAATCATGCAGTTTGATTTACAAGAAGAATTCCCTATCTTATCATCTAAGTTTGTAGCAGCTAAGACTGCTCTTAAAGAACTATTATGGATATGGCAAATGCAATCTAATGATGTACGTAAGTTACAAGAGATGGGTTGTCATGTATGGGATGAATGGATGAGAGAAGATGGTACTATTGGTAAAGCCTATGGATATCAGATTGCTAAGTATAATCAATTAGACAATCTTATTAATACTATTAAGACCGATCCAGATAGTAGACGTATGATAGTTACCCTCTGGAACATAGAAGATCTCCCAGATATGGCACTACAACCATGTGCTTATGAGACACTATGGGATGTGCAAGATGGAAAATTAAACTGTTTACTCCTCCAGCGTTAACGGGCGCCTTTGTATAGAAATATACATCGAACAACCTTACTAAAAATGGAACGTCGTATAATTTACTTATACGATAATCATTTACGAAGAATCTATAATAGATTTGTGTTCAACGACTATCGAAAGCATGCAGTACAACTGTAGCAAGTAGAGTACACCTAAGTGGGTGGAAACGTTTGGGGTCCTACCAGGGACGGATCGTGATATAGTCTGATCTATATAGAAATATATAGCAGTTCATAAGAGAACGTAGTATGATTAACGACCATACTAGAACACTTTGTCGGGGGATACGGGATTAGGAATCCCGTTCAATACAACACAATACGCTATGCTAGTTCATATGATAGCTCATGTATGCAAACTTAAACCTGGTAAGTTTACACATATCGTAAATAATATGCATATTTACGAAAACCATATACCTCAGCTACAAGAACAAATTAAACGTTATGAGTCTGGTAATCTACCAACACAAGAACCTAGATTGGTTATTAATGGTGGAGTACAAGATTTCTATGACTTTACTCCAGATAGTGTAATTGTGGACAACTACTTCCATATGGGTAAACTCCCTATGGTGGTTGCTGTTTAAAAAAATAAAAATAAGATTAGGGTAGAGACAATGTCTCTACCCTATATTTTTATGCTTGACGACCAGGTACCATATTCGATACTGTGTCTTCAATACCTAAGGCCTTGATTTTCTTTAGGATCATCGCAACTTTGCGATGTTTCCCAAACAAGCGATAGCCTGCAATCAAACATTCTAAATTGCTAGGTGTAGCCGTAATTTTATAATCACCCCATTTAGGGTCATTATTTACCTCCATATACTCTTCTGTGTCAATGAAGGTTACGTTAGAATGGCCTAATGCATTAGCATATTCTATAGCTAATGGTGCATTTAACCACTCAGGGTGCCAATTACACAACTCTGCTTTATCAGAGATGATACCGTACTTCAACCACTGAAGAATTATAGTTTCAATTTTTGTTGTAGGAACTGCAACAGTGGAAGTATAAGAATTGTTTTCGTATTTAGCGTTGATAATTTTCATGATGATATCCTTTCTGCGTTTAGCTTAATAAATAATATAACCATCATATTACCATTATAGTATACAACTGAAATACTTGAGCTTTACAATATACTAAATATGCCACAGTATCATAGAAAAAAAATAAAATAATGGGTAGAGATATTATCTCTACCCATATATTTTATCGTCTATCTTCAATGATTCTAGCGATATCGCTAGCTTGTTCTACAGCTAGTCCTTCCATCCAATCTAGAATAGATAGTGCTTGCTTATTTCCGTTCTTAACGAAAGAACGGATTTTATTAATAGTGGAAATAGCTTCATCCTTTAGATGACGTCTTAGGTTGTCAGAGTCATTAAATAACTCTTCAGACACACTATCACCTAAAGCACCATTAAAAGTGTCTGCACTAAAATTCTCGTTAAGTGCTTTAACGAGAGATTCTAGTTCAGATTGAGACTTAGCAAAAATCTCCTTCTTCATACCTTCAGCCTTTTCAGCAGAAATACGGCTAAAGTAATTAGCCATCATTTCTTCTGGGCAAGATACTAAAGTTGCTGTGTTTGTTGTTGTAGTCATGATAATATTTCCTTTCTGTTTAATAATATAATTAATATAACCATGATATTACCATTATAGTATATAACTGAAATAATCAAGTTTTACGAAACTACAAATATACCCTTAGTAACATAGAAAAAAGAAAAGTATACAGGATAGTACAATGTACTATCCTGTATTAGTTTATCTAAACAATATTAGGAATTAACGCAAAGTTCTTTTTACGAATATCGTTTATATCATAAGCAGCATCACGCAATGTCTTATGAGTGGAAATTTGCTTATCATTTAAGTAAGTTTCCCATTCTTCATTACTATTTAACTCAATCTTAATATTGAATCCATCCAATTCAAAATATACTTTGCCATCTACTATTTTTAAGATACCACCTAAATCCCTGATGTATTCAAAAACACCTTCAGCTTTAGTTTCTCTATAGATTTGATCTATAGAAACTTTAAGTCTTAGTAAGATAGTTTCAAAGTATTTCTTAACATCATCATTACTTACTATATTAGTAAGCTCAATGTGTGTTCTTACTGGTGCCGTAGGAATCTTAGAATATGCCAATCTGATCAATTTAACATTTTCATCAGAATCCATTATCACCTTGCATGTATATAGACATCCATTGAAACTAAACTCTCTAGATGTGGATTTCATTCTAAGTGTACCACCACCCTGTTTAGGTACATTAATATCTTCTACTTTTGGTTCAAACCCTAAAGTTTTGTTAAATGCTAAGTTTTCTAATTTCATTTTTAAATCCTCCTAAATATTACTTTTCCATACGATTTTCTACTGCTTCCCAGAATTCTTCATCAAACTCAGGGTCTTTATATGGGTTTGGTCTTGGTTCTGGGTCATCAAAATAGTGAGCATGTGTATGAGCACTATAATAGAAACTATCATAACAGTCAATGAAATCATCTAAACTAAACTCACCAAGTTCAACCATATCTAAGAAATCTAAAGTATATTGTAGCATATACAAATTCATCTCAGCAGGTTTAGTTGCACTAAAATTGACAGCCTCAATAACAGCTTCACATAGTAAACGAAGATCTTTGATTATACATTCATTTTCATCAATAGTTGCATATTCTGGATCTTCTGGGTCACATACCATATAGTTGAATGTGAAGTATTTATCACTACAGCTAATAGGATTATAATCAACCGAGAACTGTTTACCATCTGGACCACCTATGATGATATCACATGATGTACCATATCCGTCAGTAATAGCATGGTTAATAGTCTTCACTATAATATCCCCATAGTTTTTAGTTGGGAATGTTACAGTGGTTAGCGTAGTGAACTTTGTTAGTTGCTCACGTTCTATTCTTAAATTAGTATATTGTCTTGCTGTGAAAAAGTTACTGCAATCCAAAAGTTTAACAATAGCATTAGCTAACTCTTGACAAGTATTTTCTTCCATCTCTCCAATAGTGTATTTCCATTCCATATTAATATTCCTCCTGTGGATTATAAATAGCATCTTTAGTTGCTAAATAAAAATAGTCTTGCGACAATTCAAAGAATTCTTTATCGTTTATCTTATTGTATTCAGGATAATCAAATTTGAATTCTGCCATTAGCGTTGCTACATCATCAAATATAGCACGAACGATATCCATATCTAATTTATAGGCATACCTATTCAATACGGTTACTGAATTTTTACCAAATGGGTCTAATACAAAATAATCCACTCTAGTATCAGTAATGTATCCATCAACACATTTGAACTGTAATACAATATATACATTGATATCTTGTAAATGAATACCATAACCAATATAATTATTATTTGTATCAAGTATATTTACAATTCTATTCTTCTTGATGAAGTAATTGAAATCCTCATTGTCAAATGGGACACGACTAAAGAAGTCATTAAACAATCTTGGTATATATTTTTCATATACGTAATCTTCTTCTTTAGCTATTCTCAAAAATTCACTCATTCCATACACCCCTTATTAAAAATCGAATCCATAACTAGTTACTGTTTTAGTATAATAGATATAATCAATAATAGAATGCAATTCATATGCATCTGTACTATCAATAC